CATAAACGGTCTACTAGGCATACCCTTTGTAATATGCAGCTTTCCGTCTTTTCCGATGTACGTCCAGTAATACTCACCGGTTTTAACAAACACGCTGCCATGTACCACAATATCCGAAAGAGCCTGTCTGATGGTCTGCCCGGAATTGTAATTCCACGTAATACCATCTGGAAATTCATACGGATAAGGGCTTGTCATGCCCTCCTGTCCTGTACCAAATTCAACGAACATAGCGTGATTAGTGCCAGCTACAACCGCCCATACATTACCGCCCTTGTCTTCTGAATGAATGCTCTCCAAAAGTTCTTCGGTAAACACTGCATCAAGACCAATAATCTGTGCTTTTGCGATTTCTACGCCCTTTTTAGCCAGCCTTTTTGTCAACAGCAAGCATTTATTCTCCAAGTCTTTTTTGTAGTCCTCTAGAGCCTTCTGAGCGGCTTTCACTGAGCTTACAGACAGTGACATCTTGATAACATGTTTTGCCATCACTTCACCACTTTCTGTAAAAGGAACAGATCGACTGTCAGCCCTTCATCCGCCACACCCTTAACCGTGTAATCAGCTGTTAAAGGGTCCACGTTCCCATCGGAATCGTATCCCACGTCAGACCTTTTCCATACCACATCGCCAGCCTTAATCGGCAAATAACCTTTATCCGTGACGATCTGTACATATGTGCTGGAATCATCAATTCCAAACTCTTTAACCATCACTTCACTCAGCTTGTTGCTGATGTTTGCCCGGAAATCAACTGGTTCAGAGAAACCGATAGTTTCATCAGCAATCATCGGGATCTTGTGCCCATCACTATCCATGTAATACTTGATATTTCCATCATCATCACGCTCATAGACAGTGATTCTTTGTCCATGTTTGGAATACTTCATTTTCTGCTTGTTGATGTCTAACATATCGGCTCACTTTCAAAAAATTATTGTTTAATCTGTTTATAAATCTGATTTACTCCGGTGCTTGCCAGACCGCTTACAATGCCAACTGCCACAGCCGTCATAATGTCATTGGCTGGGAACTCCGGCATGACATACATGCCTACGGCACCAAGAACACCACCAAAAGCTCCAACAATCACTGGAATGTAGTTATCCTTAACTGCCGGAATGATCTTCGCTCCAAGCCCAATCAGATAGCAGATAACCACTATTGCAAGCGATGTTCCAATCTGTGTAATATCCATTACTGTTTCCCTCCGTTTCTCAAATGTAGCTGTTGAATTTCATGATACATTTTAGTAATCATGCCATTTCCACCAAGCGCATGGTACGCATTATACATTTCTTCGAAATTTTCAAATGCGTAGGATGGGATTTCTCCCTCTTTCACGTACTTATCATGATATTCTATCAGCTGGACACGAAGCAAAAGCATTGTTCCTTTGCTATTCGCGCCCCTGTCGCGCTTCTGCTGCTGTAAAAGCCAGACAATATAGCCAAGAAATATAGGCAACGCAATCATGTAAGTTTGTAATAAAAGCTCTTTCATTTTGGAACTCCTGACTTTTATAATTGTACACCGCCCACCACCACTTTTTTGTGTACTCCCTGCATCATCTTGTTGACATCAACAAAACGATACGCACAATCTTCTAACACCATAGATTTCGATGGGTTTAAAGCACTTTTATAAATGGGAATACCCCAGCTAAGAGGCTGTCTCTATCTCTCCAACTTCGTTGAGTCCCATTTTCTGTATAATTTGACATGAATGCTTCTCCCGCCTGTGAGCGGTCATACACAGCAAGGTTTACAATTACACTTTCAAACTTTTTCAGGTCAACCTCTATCTGCTCATCGGTGTAATTATCAGGATACATCCTCCTGCTGATGACATCTTCTCTAGCCTGCTTAATAAGCTGCTCCAAGAGCACATTATCTTCTTTCTCGTCAAATACTGTCACATCCGACCCTGAGCTGTCGTCAATATGGAATTGTTTCAGCCGAATCTTTACTTGTTCCAGAACTGTATATTCCATGAGTCGCCCCCCATCATAAATAGAGTAATGCTATAATTTGCTCTTTGAGTTCGTTCCCATTCAAGGATGTCGCTCCTTCAATGCCTAACTGCTCTGCAAGCGCACGCAGTTGAGCAACCGGCATACGCATTATCTCTGTTTTGGTGTATGCAGGAGTTTCAAACGGAAGCTCTGACGATCCAGTCTGTTCTGAATCGTCATTCTCAGTTTGAGATTCCGGAAGCTGTTCTCCGGCATGATACCATTTTCCATTACGCTTTACTGTAAATTCAGCAACCATGCCAATCCTCCTTTATCTACGCATTAACTTTCATAACAACTACACTATCCATTCCCTCAAAGGTCGGAAGACCAATCATAGATACGATACAGTGAGTGTTAATCGGATGCTGCGTAGCATAGGTATATACAGCAACACCAGTCTCTACGATGGACAGATTGCCATCTGTTAAACTGCCGCTTCTCTCTTCCGGCGTGCGCCCAAACACGTAATCTCCAAGATATACTCCGGCAGAAGTACAGGAAACAATGCCTGTCGGAATAAAGTATTTAGTGGTATTGTCTGCCGGATCGATATAAAGCTTGTCGTAGATTTCAATTTCAATACCATAACCGCGAAGATAATCAGTAACCTGAGACTGCTGTAAACGGATTCCACCAGTATATGCAGTAATACCAAGCACCTGTTTCTTGGTGTCCTCAGCTTTAAGAACCATTTCCCAAGTCTCGGTATTCATGGTAAATCTGGTAAGGGAATATCCGGTCTTTTTAGCAAAGGTACGTCTTTCCTCAATCAGATCGTCCAGCGGAGTAGCAGTTGCAGAAGCGGACCACTTATCAGTTTCGCTGCCAGAAATATCAACGAAGTGATTAGTCTTGTGCTCTGCTCCGTTATCAGATGTATAGTCAATGTAGTAATCACTGGAACCAATGGTTACCTTAACTCTCGGAATACCATCTTCCGGTGCCAGTAACTGCCAGATCTGTCTCTCTGGTACAACCCTTGCACCCTCAATCAGCATCATAGGCTTCTTACTGATCTCTCTCAGTACCTGATTTGCCATAGTGGAGTTTTCAGCAGACTGATAGTTTGCATACTCCTGTTCCTCTTTCTCAGTTACCATGTAGGACTCTCTGTAGAACGGCATCTGATTCTGGATATCAGAGAACCCACCAACATCTCTCAACTCTGCCTGAGCATCGAAATTAGATGCCTTTAGAGATACCGGAAGCCCTTTTTTTCCCTTGATGAATCTCAGATCAAGGGAGTCCTGTTTTCTTGTTCCAAATTTCTGTCTGCCAAGGTACGGCGGAGTACCAAGGGTTTTCTCATAGTTATTCCATAACACGCCAAGACTTCTGGCGGTAAATGCTTCACTTAATGGTAATGCCATGTATTAATACCTCCTATAGTTACGCCTGTGTCAGCTTTTCTGCGCCGTAAAAAGTTACTCTTGGGGTAGCTTTTCTTGCTTTTTCTGTAATGGAAAGGCTCTTAACCTTTTCCCAATCGATAGTGCCCTGGTATACGTATGTACCCGGTGCATCGCCTTGAGTAACATCAACATCCTCAAGCAGATAACCCAGGCAAGAGTCATCATTAGACGGGAACGGTGTACCAGCCGGTACAATCTTCATCCCATTTCCATCAGCCGCAGGTTTCATTGTCTGCGGGACTAAACAAGCCGCACCTTCATAAGGGAAAAACTTTAAGATTCCCTTGCTTTGAGTCCAATTTCTTTCAATAGGTTTCCCCATAACCAAACCTCCTTAAAGTACGTAGTAGTTTTGTGCCTTTGCGTCTGTTGCTGTATTGCCAAAAGAGATACTTTCAGCATTCTTCACATCATCCGGCTTTTCATCTTTATCCTTTCCATCGGCTCCAGCACCGTTCGGATTTGCCTGTCCATTTGCAATTTCCTGTTCTTTTGCCTGGGCTGAAGCAGCTTCCTTTGCAGAGATAATCTTTCCAAGTTCGGCATAATCCATCGTGCCATCATCCTTGATAACGGTTTTAGCCTGATCCGCAGAGATATTGAAGTTACTCATAGCAGCTTCACGTTGCCCTCTGATGGCATTTTCTTTTTCCAGCTCAGCAATGCGATTATTCGCCGCCTCTACAGCTTTGTTCGCCTTTTCCAGCTCAGTCATGTTTCCAGCTTCCAACTCATCAATCTTTGCCTGTAGCTGATCCGCTTTATCAGCCTTTTCCTTATACTGGGTTGCTTTGGCTTTTTCTCTAGCCATCTCTGAATTACTCTGATTCAGAATGTTAGTGATCTGGTCATCGGTTGCATCCGGAAAAAATTTTAAGATTTGTTCTCTTGTCATAATTACCTCCATATACTCACGCTTTTGTTACCGCAGGTTGCTCCTGCTGAGTTCTGCTGTTTACCGCACAGCTGCAATTTTTTATAAGAAAAAAGCAACCCCTTTTGGGATTGCTCAATCTTTCGTGTATCTGAGGGAACATCGGCAGTTCACTATTTCCTCTGGTTCAGCCCCTAATGATGTATCTTTAGGGAACATCATTTCGGAATCACCAACAAGGAAGTGGTCGAATATCCCTATTTTTGTGTCATCCACCTGCACATGCGTATGGCGGACCCGATTATCTTTCATAGTCAGCCACTGTTTGTACTTGTAGCCTTGCTTTACCATCTCGACTTGTTCCCGATAGTTGCCAATGGAATTTGCTTCATTCGCGGCTATGGCTTTTGCTCTTTCATCAGATAGATAATAGTCAACTTCCTTATTGTTAAGTGTCGTATCCACTATCGACATGGTTATCTCTGCCGCATAATCAGTAATGTATGCCGGGATCTCTTTTACTCCCATATATTTTGCGGCTATCTGACAATACTTTTCATCAGCCATCCGATAATACTCTTCCAGTGTCCAGGTTTCTGCGGCCAGAGCAAGGAACAGCCAAACAAGATACTCTTCAAACTCATAAGCAAGTTTAATCCTGTCCTGCTTTTCCTTTTCGGATATTTCCATTTCGCCGAAATACTGTTCATATGAAACTATATTTAACTCATCATTTTTGAGCTTTGCCATTTTTTTACCTAGATAATAGTATTTTCTTTAAACCACATTCTTAATCCAGTCTTTTTAGGAAGTGCTCCGCTTGCACTCATCTCTAATGGATAAACATCTTCTCCCGGGTATATTTTGCTAGAAGGATGCAATCCATCATAAATCAATTGCTTTTGTGGAAACAATTTGCCTACAAGCATATCATTTACGATTTCCATCATCTATTCTCCCTGCTGATACCATGTTTTAGATGTAGATTCATAGACGTAAACCTTATTTGTATCTGTAGCAAGAGCCGCACTTCCGCTTGAAAGATTGTCATAAGTAGGGAGTTTGTCTAAGTCCTTGCTTAAAAACGCATATTTTCTTTTATTTCCATTTTTTTGAATGCATCTTACACTTCCCAAATCGGGCACTTCCACGCCCGGCTCGTAGGTGTAGCCATCTTGCATCACTGCATACCCATATTTCATCTCTTAGCACTCCTCCTTTATGTATTATCAGGAAAGTCGTTGTCCTGCATTCGGTTTACGATTTCCTGTGCTTTTCTTTCTTGCTCTTCTGCATCATCGATAGTCTTCCACAAATTATCAAGATATGATTTAGACAGCAGGAATGTCTTTTCTGCGTCTCCCCACAGTCCAACAGTTTTGATTGCGATAAGCGGATGGATTCCACATTGCAGAAGCTGTAACAAAGTCTGTGATTTCGTATACATGTTATCCTGTGGGCTATGGTTAATCTGCACATCGAAGTCTCTAACAGATAGCTTTAAATCATTCCCAGATATTCGCAGGGTGTTCAGAACCGCTACAGCAAGACGCTTTTCTGATGATTTCACAAGAGAATCTTTCAGTTTTGCTCTTGTTTTAGAAAAATCCCATCCATTTCTAAGCTCAACAGCTCCCTGCGTATCTCCGCCTGTGTTGCTTTGCTTCGTAGGGATTGCAAGAACGGACAATGCATTGTCCCACAAATCATCTTTGGAAATCTGGCACTGCGTCTGATCTAACTCTTGAGTCATTACATCCACTTCAGACTTATAGTCTTTATTGATAGATTTCACGACCAGTGCACCAGCTTGCTTCATCTTTTCAAAAGCTTCTGTGTCAACTTCGCAGTTTACAAATTTTATCCAGCTTTGAACAAATTGCTCAACACCATCCATTCTATTCGACTGCATGTTATTGATAGCATCTAGCAAATCAATAACAAGCTCAATGTCAGAAAGGCGTTCATGATTGTTGGGATACTCAATAATCGGAATTCCACCATATGTATGAAGTTTCGCTTCAGTCACTTTACTATCAACGATTTTAAAGGACATTGTGTCGGAAAAAGCCATCTTATAGTATCTTCCATCTTCATCCTTCAATTCCTGCACCGCCAGAACCGGTTCTTCTGTGTTCCGGTTGTAAATCACAAACGTGTTTAGTGGGCTTGGAACAACTATCCTAAATGGGATGTCTCCATCCACAATACGCTGAATCGCTTTAAAAGACGTTCCTGTGGCAGACTGCCATTCCCCACCCTTAATATCTTTGTCCTGTTTATTGGCATCAACCAGGTAATCATTCAGTTCATCTACTGCCTTATTTATTTTTTCATCATCCTTGCGGCTGATAAATTGAACCGGCTCCCCATAAGTTTGGCCCACCTTAAACTGGACAATTTCATATGCATGATTTTCTTCGATTTTATTGCAAATATCATCCCGAATGAGTTTTTCACGATACTTAATCGGTTGATCCCCTTTGTAATATCTCCATAGATAACGAATAATCGGCTTGTTATAATTGAATACGCCAATGCAATTTCCAATAACCTTAACAACATTATCAACCGTTATTTTCTCAACATCTGTATATGCGACTTTTCGTCCATATGCACCTAGGACCAAGTCCTGGAACTTCATCGTGTTTCTCAAATAATCCATCATTATACACCTTTACTCGACGTCAATTTCGCTCTTAAGCTTTTCAGACTCTTTTATATGCCCTATACACTTCATGTTGTCAGCCTCATCGGTTGTCACGTGCTGCATGACGGTCAAGAGCAAATCGTTTATAACTTTTGCTTGCAACTCTATAATGGTTTGTTGCACGTCAAATACTTCACTTATATCCATATCCAATTAGGTAAGAGAATCTACTACCTCGCTTACTACTTCCTGCAAATTTGAAAGCTTTGGAACCTGTTCTTTTTTGTATGTGCCACTAATAATTAGGCTGACCCATATTTTTACCAATTGACTATTTTTATCAAACATTAGTTATCCTCCATTTCTTACACGCCATTTGTCATAGAAGACATCAGGATGGTAAGCTCTGCTATTGCCATGTTATTATCCGTTTTGGCCTGTTTTAACTCCGCTTCAAGTTCGGAAATTTTGGCAGCCTGCTGTTCCTCTTTTGTCATAGGTATCATTGGCTCCCATTTTTCCCATTCATCGATCCGATTATCAATGTTAGATTCGACTTCGCCCTGTGTTAAAGCAGTTCTGAAAAATATTTCATCATACACATACTCTTCAGAACCATCATCCAAATCCGATTTTTGCTTGGTGATATTTTTTCTGATCCAAACATCTGAATAACCATCCGAACGGGCCGTGTACTGGATTTCCTGCGGTTTCTCCGCAGCATGTGCTTTTGTAATCATCCCATTGTCTCCTTTCATCGTTGATTTTGTCTTGTCTTGCTCTATCATATGCTGAGATAACGGCTCTGGCTTTGGCAGATACCTTATCCAGCTTCAGGCTCTTTCGGATTCCGAAAGAGTTGCTGTGCTTAAATTTGCCCTTAAAAGACATTACCTTACGGGCTTCTGCAAGGGTTAACTCCTCGCCCCGACCTATCTTAGCCTTGACCCTCAAAAGTGCTCGCCTGTGGCGCTTAAATGTTCTGCGGCGTATTGTAAGGTGATCGCAGTATATTCTGTAGCCCATCATGTCGATATCTCTGCCGTGATGCTCTCCATCCGGACCGATGTAGTCTGTCTCGTACACTCTCCAAGTCGGTTTGATGGTCAGCCCTAAGCAGGACTCCATGTAGCCCGCAAGCAATCGCATAGCCTGCTCCAGGTCTTTGATGGATGAGCCCAACAAAAGAACATCATCCATAAACCATATCTCGTGATGTACGAGCCTTACGGATGTGACCCCTCCACTTCTTTTTCTCCTTGCCTTGCGGAGCTCGGAGACGTATCTGTATGCCTGCGATAAATAATAATTGCATGCAAACTGGCTAAAATAAGAGCCGATTGACAGCCCTTCTGGGAATGAATCAATCAGCTCATGTATCAGCCAAAGCAATTTTTTATTTTTCACATCACGGGCAAACAGGGCCTTTATCTTGTCATGCGGTATGGACGGATAGCATTTCCTTACATCTCCTTTGACCCAGTACCGGCAGTTTTTCTTGTCAACCCGGATCCACTCCTTGACTCGCTTTGCTCCACGCTCCTGGCCTCTGCCTCGGATGGATGCCATCTGATACGGGCCAATCTTGGCCATAAACATATCTTTGCAGGCTTCTACGGCGATGTAATCAAAGATTTGATGGATGGGCTTCTGGATGCCGATCCGTCTCCACTTTCCGCAAACATCGTCGTATTTATCCTTAAATTCAATCGGTGGAAGGTCTAGTCTCTCATCGATTAGCCTTTTTTGTACGTCCTCTGCAATCTTGTGCACACAGTCCAGGAGCCAGCTATATTCGCCGATTCTTACCATCTTTCGGATCTGCTGATAGGTAAATGTCGTATAGTGAGCAAAGAAACGCTGCACATCTCTTCTGGACTTCTTATTCTCCATCCAGAGATATATGCAGCGCTCAATAAAGCCTATATCTGTGATATCGACGTTTTGACAGTAACGTCTCATAGTTAACCTTTCTGATCTCAAGGGCTTTCGGTTTTACTACTAACCCCCTGGCATGTCCCATTCGCCATGCCGTCAGGATGTTTCCATCCCGATGCCGTCTCGATCAATTTCGGGATTTCTCCCAGGATGCCTTTCGGCATGTCTGTTGCGGGACGCTGCAAGATGCAATCACAACATGCGATCAAATGTTTTTCAGAATTGCGACACAGGTA